GCTCCTTTATGATTTCAAAATTCACAAATAGTTCTACTCTGTTGTTTGCATCACGCTTTAGTATTTCCGGACTGCCCCGGGCTTTTATAAGCAGATACCTGGTACCGGATAGCGTTTGTTCATGCAACCCATGGAGTTTCTTTGCCACTTCCCCAATCTTTGTCCTTGCAGCCGCATAGCTTTTGTTTCGCACCCTCACCTGCAAGCCCGGATACTCGCCATTCCAATGCAAATCCGGAGGTGAACCGGCGTACTCAAAAAGAGCTATGCAGTTATCCGGCTGGTCAGGTATCAGGCCCAAAAACAAGTCAGTCCCAAGGGTACCTACACCCTGAGACTGAAGATATGTGCCTATTTCTTTTAACACATCGGCATCACCTCTCCCCAAAAAGAAAACCGCCACTATAAGGCGGTTTCAATAGTTTCATTAGTTATTAGCTTAAATCCCATTCCGTGTTGTTTAGCATAATTTATTGCGGCTTTATTTTTTGCGATTACCTGTTTTGTGTTTACGTCACGCTCACTTTTTATTTCCACTAAATCTGCGCTGCCGTTAACATATTTGATCATTAAGTCTGGGACATAGTGCTTTTCCAAACCGTTAAAAACATATGGTATTATAAATGGCTCAACTTCATAGCTCTTTACTGTGTCTAATGATTCAAGGCGCTTATAAACTTCAAGTTCTAATTTTGATTTGTAAGTTATAGTGCAACCATTCTTTTTCGAATAAAACTCGCCATACTCTCCAAATTTACCAAGGCCACCAACTACTCCTTTAACAATATTTTGCGCCCTTTTGTAACTCAAATGTTTCCTTAATGCTTTATCAGCCATTGCTTTTCTGGTTTTTATCGATATTTTTCTTATTGTTTCAGGATTCTCTTGCCTTTGTTTTTTGATTATTTTACTCATTCTGGTTCTAAATGTTGGGTCGTTGTCTTTTGCCAATTTAACTGCCTTGTTTAGATTATCTTGATGTTCTGGCGTTCTTTCATAAAGCTTTAGCGCTTCGCTCTTTGACCTAGTCGGTATATTATGTTTCTTTAACCATTGCCAAACGGTTCCGTCACTGCACCCTAACATTCGAGCTATTTGCTGTGTACTTAACTTTTCGTCAACATACTTCTGGAAAAGCCATTCTTTGTCCCTGTATCTCTTTTGCTCCATAATAAAAACCACCTTCCGCTAAGTAGTTTCTCCGCTTTAATAGGTGTGGGAAGGAGTGCGGAAGCTCCTTGTCGCCCTGGGTAGCTACTCCAAGGCTATCCCACACTAATATTATACTGCATTACGGCTCCCTTCTCAACGCTTCTTTTATTTTACGTTCAGCGTATTTAATTACCTTCTTTTTGTTTGCATTGAATGGCGTTTCCAAATACTTGGCTTTGCCGCCCAGAGGATGGTTATATCCAAGCTCTTCATGCTGTCGCCGGGCGTACGGCGTATTGAAGCTGATATAAACGGCTTTTTCTTTGCCAACCGGGTCCGGAAATGCATCTTTGTGCTCCATGCCACTCCCGCCCTTCTCTGGGGGTAGAGATTCTATATATATTTGTGTAGGATTTTTAGGCAAGGAACCAACAGTCACCGTTCCACTCCTGCGCAACGTCCCTGTGTCAACTGGGGCCTCATCGATAGCCTCGGTCAAAATAGCTTCTGCGCCGGTCCGGAGTGCCTTCAAGCCGGCCTCCTCTGCAATCTTGACGGCCTCTTTAATGCGCCATTTATTATTTGCCATCAGACCGCCACCTCTCTGTGGGCTTCCTTGCCGTCCAGACCCGGAACCGTAGATACAGCTATCACAGGCCACCTGCGCCCCCCAAACTCCATCTCGTCTCCCGGCTTAACGGCCTCGATGCAAAACACCCTGGCCTCTGACACTACCTCCCGGCCTTCGTTGTCTCGGACAAGGCGACGTTTGCCTTCCCAGCGTACCTTGATTGTCTTGCTGCTTGTTATTGGCTCTCCATATTCATTCTGCCCTGTGGCATAGTGCCAGGTTGCGGTTTGATTGAGGTAGTCATTTATCATGTTATGAATACACCACCTAACAACCACGGCTGGAGCAATCCCTTTGCCTCCTGGCTTAATAGTCCCTTCCCGGCACCTGCGGCATATGTTTCGCTCATATTGCCTAGGCTAAAGGACTGTACGCCTTCCTGCTGCAGCTTGCGCCGCTGGCTGTTGCCACTCTCAAGGAGCGCAAGCGCTTCCTCACAAGTTGCATCTTTCACGGCCTGGGGCACCGCTGTGTCCGGGTAGCGTGGAAAAGCCCGGTCTTGGCCAGCGTCAGTCTTGCGGCCTCGGAGAATCTGCCGGTCTATGGCGCGAGTAGCCATGACCAACGCTTTTTGCTTGTCGGCGTCGGCGGCCTGGGTCCAAACCTCAGAGTGTAACCGAGACGCAAAATAGGTAGCAGCCTCCTCGACTGTGACATATGCGGTTACGGCCATTGCTACTCACCGCCTTCGCCCTTAACCTCGTCGTCTGCCTTTTGGTCTTTGGTTGCCTGCTTCTTGGTCCTTGTCTTCTTTGCTGCCTCCGCTTTGTCTGCTGCCTCGGCCTCAGCCTTGGCTCTCTCTGCCGCCTCGGCCTCAGCCTTGGCCCTCTCGTCCGCTAATCTCCTGTGCCGATTAAACGCGGTTACGTTGCTAAACACTGTCTCCATCTATCTCACCTACTCGCCCTGGGCCGCCAGAACGGCAGCGTCGAACGCGGTCTTGATGGCAGCCTTGTCAGCGTACGGCTGACCTGTGACCATGGCCGTATGGACCTCGCCCTTCTTGGCTTCTTCCAGCGCGGCGTAGTCGGTCAGATCAAGACCGAGCGCTGCGGCATAAGTTGTGATAGTTGCCCCCATCGTCTCAGCGGTTGCGGCATTGACGGCAGCGATGGCCTGGGCCTCAAACAATGGAGCAACGGCAGCGTCGAAGGCGGTCTTGACCTTCGTTTCATCGTCGTAAGGCAGCCCGGCGAATACCGTATCGTGAACGGATTCTTGGTTCGCCTCGCTCAGCAGATTATAGTCATCGAGGTCCAAGGTGAGGAGTAGCGCATTGTCTACGAGCACATCTCCGAGAATTTTAGCAGTCTCGGAGATGTTCACCTTATCAATGGCTGCTTCGATAGAGGCGCGCAGGGCCACCGCCGGGTCGAATACCGAGGCCAGCAGTTTCTGGTCATCGAAACCATCGGCGCTGATTATCGTAAAAAGGGCGGCGTCAACCGCCGAAGTGCTGCGCAGGCCATTGTAGCCCGCCATGTCGAGATCGAGTTTCTTGCCATGCGTGGCCAGAACGCCGGGAACCTTGTTGGCGGCCGTGGCCGCGTTTATTGCCGCTAACCCATCGTGCCAGCGCCTGGTGCGCTGATGGGCAGTAATATCTTTCTTGGGCATTTCTCTACCTCCTTAAATGAGAGGGGCGAGCCGCAAAGCCCGCCCCTCCAAAAGATTGCCTACTTGAGTTTGTGGATGAACGCTACCATCCGAATTGCCTTGGCCTCGTAAACCCGGGTCCAGTTGGCGCCGGCAGCTAGTTCAGCATTGCTGGGCGAAACACCAGCAGGAACACCCGCTCCAGGAGTCCAGCGCACGCCACGGGGATGGAGGATCATGGTCTTCCGGGTGATGAGGAAATCCTCACCTGCCAACGAGTCTCGGGCGGTCTCAGTCGGTACGAAGCCGACAGGATTGCCGTTGCCGAGCGCGATGGCGCCGGGCCCGAACAGGTACGTAGTGTAGTTGGCGTTGACCGCGTCAACAGGGCAGCCGTCATCGACGATTACCCTTTTACCGAGGAACGTCTTGACTTCGACGCTGCCTTCGGAGGGTTTGACCGTCTGGATCAGGTCCTGCTTCGCTAGACTCGCCTCGGTGGCCGAGTGCATGAGCACGCCGGTGATGGCTTCCTTGGCGTCGCCGAGCCGCTGGGCCGCGTCGACAAATGTCGAAGCCGAGATGGTTGCCGCGTTGCCCGCAGCAGCCGTGATGTCGAGCACGTTGCCAGCCATGGTCGCAGCGCCGAACACTCCACCGAGTACCGAAAGCAGGATAGCCTGCAGCCTGCGAGCCCAGTAGGCCGCCACAAGGTCTCCGATGGCGCGCATCGGGTCGTCTCCCGCGAGGTTGCCCGCTAGGTCGTTGGCTCCCCAGGCACGGCCACGCCGCAAGATTACGGCCTCGTCCTGGGAAGCCTGGATGCGCCCAGGAGTCAGCGGGTTCTGATCGTCGAGCAGTTCATCAGCGCCAGTCAGGTCGTTCCAGAACGGCATGTTTGCCGTCCTGGCAGCCGCCGAAGCGAGCGTGTCGAACTCTGGGGTGTTCTGGATGATGCCGCTCTGAACAAGGGCCGACAGCTCCATGGTTTTTTGAGTCACGTACGGATTAAATACTTCAGGGACAATTACGTCCGCGATACGAGTTGTCACTTTTCATCACTCTCCTAAAACTACTTCACTCCCGCCTCTGCTTTCATCCGTGTTGCCTTAGCCGGGTCCTCGAGCAGGATTTTACCCTGCATGGTAAGGTTCCATGTTTCCTTCTTCCACGGATTCACTTCGGGGTTGCCAGCACCTGGCGGGTTTGTGCCTCCCCCTACTTTGCCGGAATCTCCGAAAAGATAAGAGTCAGATTGTTGCAGTGCTTTTATCTGGTCATCCAGGCCGAGTAACTGCTCGCCGTCCAGCTTCACCTTTTCCAAGTCAAGCAGGGCCTTTACAGCTTTCGGGTTCTTTGCCTTAGCTGCGGCAAGGGCTTTTTCAATGGCAAAATCAAGCTGCATTTGTGCCATCTTGGCTTGCCATTCCTCGCTGGCCTTTTTATTCTCTGCCTGCAGGGTTTCAATCTGCTTTTTAAGTTCCTCGCTTGCGCCTGCGGCCTTCTTCAAGTCCTCAAGCTGTTTGTCTCTTTCGGCAATATCTGCCTCCAGCTTCTTTTTTGCCTCGGCTACCTCATTATACTTATCCTTTGGGATAAAGTACTTTGGCAGTTCCTTGTTGATGTCGGCAATCACGCCATCAACCTTTGCCTCTTCGATTCCGGCTTTTTTGAGTAATTCTTTTAACCAATCCATTAATAAAACTCCTTTCCTGATTTACTTTTTATACTGGTAAGTGCCAGTCTTTCAGGTCTTTGCATTTATGCTCCGCAAATACTAACCCAGAGCAAAAATAAAACGCCCGGAGGCGCTTATTCACATTAAAAACTTGCAGTTATTCTTCATGTACAAAACAAAACCGCTGGGATATAATTATTCCAGAGGTGTTTTGTGTGAGTGAATTTCAATGGTACATGCCGCAGGACGAATTATCCGTCCATGTCGGCATCAATCACCGCATCAGCTTAATCTATCAACAGAAGATGATTCCCACCTTAATTCGGCTCGGTAAGAAGCATACCAGGCTTTTTTGGAAAGAGTGTGGGCACTGGTATATCCCGCGCCCTGGCACTAAGCCCAATATGGGCAATATTATTTGGGTGCCGGAAAAAAGCTGCTATTGCTACAAAAGCCGGGTGCTGATACCTATGCGGTTTAATGATGCTTCCATTTACGGGATTGTTGTGGAAGGTGAGCCGA